GTTCAAATCAAGAACCTCATGTAATTCAGATATTACATATCTTATTAAGAGACCCTTTACGGGTCTCTTTTTTTATGCAATAATATATGAGTCAAGGCATCGCTACCTATGACTGCTCTGGATTAATCTTCGATGGGTTCTATACCAGGGGCGAAGAACCCATCTTTACAAACTTTATATTAAGAGAACATTAAACTTGTAAATAATTATTCAGACTTGAGGAAAATGCATGAGTGTCATTATCTACCTAGATCACATTGAAGAACTAGAGCAAGAGAATGAAGAACTAAAGCAAGAGGTCGTGTATCTCAGAAAATTATTAGAATATGATTCAAAAACTACTGCCATCAGACGATCCACTATTACACGCAAAGATAGAGAAGTGTAGTTATAACTTAGACAGATCTAAGTTATCGTATCAGTTGCATGAGAATATGTTCCACTATAATGGAGTGGGACTATCAGCAAATCAAATAGGTATAAAAGAAAGAGTATTTGTAATGATATCAAACATGGAGTTGCAAGAGACGATTACATGTTTTAACCCAAAAATAATAAAGCAATCAAAGAAGTTAGTAAAATTGGAGGAAGGATGTTTATCCTTTCCTGATGTATTTTTAGATGTTGATAGACCAGAGTCTATTGTTGTGAAGTATGAGGATGAAGGTAAAGCAGTACATAAAGTAAAATTAGAAGGATTCATTGCTAGGATATTTCTACATGAATATGACCATATGGAAGGTATTGACTTTACTGAAAGATAAATAGTCAAAACAATACAATTATGGAAAAATTAGGACAAGCAGCAATTGAAACTATACCAGCACCAGTAGCTCCTGTTCAAGCAGAGTCTCAGGGAGTTGGTGTTGTAGGATATGGTATTGGTGTTATCATTCTTGCAGTAATTGGATTGGGTCTGTATAAAAACTATCAGAATAATAAAAAATGAAACCATCACCAAGGCAAGCTCAACAGATCGTTAAAGATTACCAGAAGGTGGTTGAGCATTTAATTTCTGAGCAATATGCAAAGTCTAAAGATGATGCTGATAGCATTATTGAAGGAATGAGCGAAGCATGGTATAATCAGATTATATCTGAATAATATAGAGTGCTTAGACTTGCTGGTGCTCAGATACCTGTAGCATCTAATATACAATTAAACAAAATAGAACTTTTCAAAGCGATTGACTGGGCAAAGGAGAATGGTGTTGACCACCTCCTTACTCCAGAAGGATCGCTTTCGGGGTATCAGGATATAAATGGAAGAGAAAAAGAATTAATTGATGCCTTAAAGGAAGTAGAGTTACATGCTAGAGGTATTAATCTTCATCTAGGAACTATTTGCAAAGAGAAGGAAGAAATAGGATATGTTAATAGAAATGAGATACGTCATTATACCAAAGAAGGTAATCTATCCGCATTAACACATAAGACTTATTGTATCCCTCAAGATAGATGTATAGGTAAGATTTGGAGTAAGGGATTACAATATTTTAAAGCATCTGGATATAATGCTGTTGGAATGATATGTAATGATATGTGGGGTGCAGCAGATGAGATAGGACTAGGTTTTTGTGAGAGACACTTAGTTCAGTTTAATTTAGAACTTATTTTCCATGCAACTAATGGAATAAAATTCTCTAAGCATGATCAACGTCATGCTTCTCATGATGTTTATAGTGATGGTTTTTTAAGAATGACTGCTTTTAAAAGTAAGGCAATTTTATTAACTGTTGATTCATGTGTTCCTTGGACATGGAATGGTGAAGAAGATAAGTTAGAGGAGTGTCCTACCTCAAGTGAGAGTGGTGTTCTTGATTTTACTGGGTGGAAAACTAAAGTACCTAGGTTTGGTAGACAGTATTTTTATCATGATGTTGATATGAAATTACCAGGTAGAGCGAGATTTAATCGGTATAATGGACGACTAATGGAGGAGTATCCATACATAAACCTCAATTACGATACCTTAAATGCAGATTAATCTGTTATATATAATATGAGTGAGTAAAACTATGGACTATAAGTGGAAGTGGATATCAATAGGAACAGCAAGTAGTATTTTCATGTTGTCTCATATTGGAATGATAGGAATGCTATCAAGACAAAGTAAATTCCCTGTTGTTAATGTACCTGTAGGTGCTTACACTTCATATGAAGTAGAAGCAGGTAAAGAGGGATACAAAATTAAATACCGTGCTCATGACCCTAAGATGTCGCATGTGGAACGGGATATTAAGAAGAAGTCTGGCTTTCTGGGATTGGGTAACGACATTATTCTCGAAAGAAAATCATATCCAGCAACGAGTACTGGGTCTCAAAAGTTGGTTAATGACACCAACCAAGGTAAGTCAGAAGAGTGTATCGAAGCAATCGGTGCAGGAAAAGGAACAGGTAGAATGGTCGGTGCTAGTGTTGGTGCTGCTGTGGCCCCTAGTCTCACTGGGATTCCCTTTGTTGGTTGGGTTCTTGCTGGAGCTGCTACGATGATGGGCATGGATGCAGGATCTGATGTAGGTGGTACAATGATTGAAAGTATTAATCCAAATTGTGAGGAAGAACTATGACCGATTTTCACCCTTTAGTTAAGACACTTGCTAGTAATTTACGTACCTCAGCTAGTGCGTTACCAAAAATAAAACCACTTAGTAATCATCTTCTTGACAAACAAACAACTGTTAATGCTGTTGTTGATGATGAAAATTTAATAATCCATAACGAATTCTTTAAATGTCCTGGTCTACGTAAGATTCATATCGAAACTGCAAAATTAGGTAATTTAGATATTTTACATTCAGTATTTTTTCCAAATCCCAAATATGACTTACCAATCTTTGGTGCTGATATCGTCGCTACTCCTGCAGGAGTTGGGGCTGCTATCGTTGATATATCACCTGTTAATGGATTGTCTGATACAATCACAAGCAAATTAAGCAAAATAAGTTATACATTTAAGGAAGTAAGAGCATTACCTCTTTGGGGTGATGAAATATTCTCACCATATTGTAAATTTGTTCGTCTTAAAAATAAAAAAGAAGAAAATAATTTTGTATCTATGGTGCAAGATTATCTTGATATATTCTGCCATGAGGTAATTGAGAAGGCAAAGGAACCAGATGATAAAAGTTGGGTTCCTGTAATGAAAAGATTTGATGGTCAACTTTGGTACTGTAAACAACAAAGGAAAAATGATAAGACTCGTGGAATTCTTGCAAAATGTTTTGATGAACAATGGGCAGATAATTATCTAAACAATATATTATTTGATGATCCACTGACACCAGACCATCATGGAATGGGTGCAACTTCTGGTAATTATACTGATGTTCATGCTAATGAAGGTTTGTGTTCTTAATTACCTTTGGTGATGATTGGACATTAGGAACTGGTGCATGGTATAAACCTGCCATGCCCAAAATTGTTTATGACAATACAGAACCTAATTATGAGGATTCATGGAGAATACTTGTTCGTGATTATTTTGGTTGCCAGGATTGTCATATTAATTTTGCTAAATCCAAAAGTAGTAATCAGAGACAGTTTGCTTTAGCAAAAGATTATTTTAATTCTAAAATATTCTTAGATTCTTTAACTAGGTATGGTGAAGATGATAAAAGAAAAGATCAGATTATTGTTTTATGGGGTCTTACTACATTACGTAGAGATTTTAAATGGTGTAGTGATAGTAAAAGATATGAGGATATAACTTTAAATGAAGAATATGATGATAGATATAATAAGGATAAAATTGGATATGGTTTAAATAAATGGTGTTATAATGATATGATTGCCACTAAAGAACTTCAAGCAGAAATTATTCACTGGAATATATTTTTTAAGAGGCTTGGTATTAAAAATTATTGGTTTGATAGTTATAATTCTAGAAATTATACTATATCACCTAGTAATTTTTTTGATATTACATCAAGGAATAGAGATCTATTGTCTTTATTGTGTATTACACATGCAGTTAACACTCGCACTTCTAAGGGAAAATGGGTACAAGATCCTATTGAATATGCTTTAGATAATAAACTAATAAATCCACATACTTTTTTACCTAAAAAAGATGGACATAAATTAATCGCCGAATACTTTATCAAGAAATTAACATGATTACTACAAAGAAAACTTTACTTATTACATTAGGATGTAGTTGGACTTTTGGTGAGGGTGCAGGATGTGAACCTGATATGAGTGCTAAGGAGTATGAAAAAATTAGATATAGTTCTGACTATGCATGGGAATTTGGGTGGAGAAGATATGTTGTTGAACATTTTGATGTAGATCATGTAAACCTCGGTGAGAGTGGTTCTAGTAATCAAAAACAATTACATTATGCAAAGAACTACTTCCTTAGTAGTAAATTTGCTAAGGACTATAAAAGTCATGAGTATGTTATAGTACTTTGGGGTATTACTACATTACGTAGAAACTTTATGTACTTTAAAGATTCTAAGATGTATGAAAACATCTTTTTAAAAGAAGAAAATGTTTTTCAAACTAGATGGAATACTAATAAAGATAAAATGACTAAGGCACTTTATAAGTACTGTTATGATGATGACGTAGCACTTAGAGAAGTACAATCAGATATATTACATTGGAATCAATACTTTAGACTATATCCAAAGATAAAAAATTTTTGGTATGATATTTTTGGATCTAAAAAGTATACAACAAAGATAAAGAATTTTATTGATTGTGATAAACCTAAAAGGGATTTATTATATCAGATATGTAAAAATCATTTAGGTGAAGAAGTGGAAAAATGGAAGATTGAGGGTAGAGAGAATTATGATCCAAACTTCTTAGATAAATATAGTACATGCTTTGGTTATGCTGAAGAGCATGGACTAGTAAATCCTTATAGTTTTCATCCTTATAAAACAGGATATAAATTTATAGGAGATTACTTTATTAAATTTTTAACACCTCATATAGAAGATGGACTCTAGGAATCTATATACAAATCAACTTAAGAATAGGAACTTCCTATCTTCCATTGGTTTTAAATTCACATTAAGTAGAGCAAAACAAGTATCGTTCTTCTCTAACTCGGTGAATATACCTGGAGTAAGTCTTGGTGTAGCAGAACAACCAACCTTCCTTAAAAATATAGATCTTCCTGGTGATAGAATGTATTTTGAAGATTTTGTTTTAAGGTTTATTGTTGATGAGGATCTGGAAAACTATATGCAGATTCAGAATTGGATGCGTGGTTTAGGATTCCCAGAGTCTGTTAAAGAGATTCAAAAACTCCAGCGAACAAATAAGCAGCAAGAACCACAATCCAAATCAATGGATGTATATTCTGATGGAACCTTGCAAGCATTGAATAGTAATCAAAGGGTACAATTCCAAGTTATCTTTAATGATATGTTCCCCGTTCAATTGACAGAACTTCAATTTGATGCTACAAATCCAGATACAGAATACTTTACAGCAGAGGCAGTATTCAAGTATGCTATCTATAATGTAACTGATGATGTAGGTAAACGTTTATGATTTTTTGGATTGGATTCTTCGTTATGTTTTTTAATGAAGGTTTTGTTATGATGAGGCACGTATCACCGTGGTTCTCAAAGCAAAGAGATAAGTTTATTGACAAGTATGGTGCTAATGTGTGGTATAGATTCCACGGCACTTTAGATTATGTTTGGATGATATTTGTAGGTCTTGGATTAATATTCAACCCCAACAGATTGTTTCACCTAGCAGTGTTAGCAACCTTTTGGGGTCTTTCTTTTGTTATATTCTACCTACCAAGATGGATAAGAAGGTGGATTAGAGATGGAGGAATTAGTTAATGGTACTTGACCTTGATATGATTCAGAAAATGTGGGAGGAAGACTCCAAAATTGACCTTGACAACCTTCATACAGAGTCTATAAATATTCCTAAGTTACATGCTAAGTATTTTGAGATATACAATAACATAGTACTTCTCAAGAAAAAAGCAGAACAACAAAGAAAAAACACCCGTCATGAGAGGTATGAATACTTCTCTGGGAAGGCAGATCCAGAAGTCTATGTAAAGAATCCTTTTCCTAAAAAAATTAGGGATAAGGATACGATGCAAAAGTATTTGGATTCTGATGAAAGTTTATCTTCGGTTAGTTTAAAGATAGATTATTACGATACTATTTTGAACTATATTGAGAGCATACTTAAGGTCGTTCAAAATAGAACTTACCAAATTAAGAATGCTGTCGAATTTATGAAATTCCAGGCAGGTTATGGCTGATGTAGTTGTTCAGAAGTTAAATGAAGTTCATCTTACTATAAAATGTGAACCTCATATTGATTATGAACTAAGAGATTATTTTACTTTTGAAGTTCCAAATGCTAAGTTTATGCCACAGTATCGTGGTAGGAATTGGAATGGAGAAATTCATCTATACGATTTAAGATCTAAAAGACTCTATGTTGGTCTATTAGATAAACTCATTTCATTTTGTGAGAGAAGAGAATATACTTGTGAGTTTTTAGATAACAAATATTATGGATTACCTTTTGAGATAAATGAGATGATCTCGGAAGAGGGTCTCAAAGATTACTATGCGTCTATTACTAAATTTAAACCTAGGGATTATCAGATTCAGGGAGTATGCGATGCTTTAAAACATAATAGAAGATTATTGATATCACCCACTGCCTCTGGCAAATCCTTGATGATCTACGGTGTTGTAAGGTATTACGTGAGTACAAAGCAAAAAATTCTTTTAGTTGTTCCAACGACATCTCTCGTAGAGCAACTGTATAAAGATTTTGAAGATTATGGTTGGGATGCTGAGGCATATTGTCACCGTATATATTCTGGTAGAGAGAAGACGAATGAATTCCCAGTTACTATTACTACTTGGCAATCTGTCTTTAGGTTAGATAGATCCTTTTTTACAGACTTTGATGTCATCATTGGTGATGAAGCACACCTCTTTAAGAGTAAGTCCCTTATATCTATAATGACAAAGCTTGAACATGCTAAGTATAGATTTGGATTCACTGGTACATTAGACGGCACACAGACTCATAAGTGGGTCTTAGAAGGATTATTTGGTCCAGCATATAAAGTAACTAAGACTGATGACTTAATGCAGAAGGGCCATCTTGCAAAATTAGATATTACTTGTATCGTATTAAAGCATCCACCTAAAAAGTTTGAAGTATTTGAAGATGAAGTTCAATATATTATAACTCATGATCAAAGAAATAACTTTATTAAAAATTTGGTAGTAGACTTAAAAGGGAATACTTTGGTTCTATTCCAGAGAGTAGAAACTCATGGTTTACCTCTTTATGAATTGATTAACGATAATACAGTTCCAGGTAGAAAAGTCTTTTTTGTTCATGGTGGAGTAGGTACAGTAGAGCGGGAAACCGTAAGAGAGATAGTAGAACGTGAATCAAATGCTATCATTGTAGCATCTTATGGAGTATTCTCCACAGGTATAAATATTAGAAACCTGCATAATGTGGTTTTTGCTTCTCCTAGTAAATCTAGAATCCGTAATTTACAAAGTATTGGAAGGGTCTTGAGAAGAAGTAAAGATAAAACCAAAGCAATGCTGTATGACATTTCTGATGATTGTACTCATAACTCTCAGAAAAATTACACATTAAATCACCTCATCGAACGAATCAAAATCTATAACGAAGAGAAATTTAACTATGAGATTGTAAATGTAAATTTAAAATAGGATAATATGGAAGACGATTTTTACGCAACAATTAAACTTAAGTGTGGTGATGAGATTTACACCAAAGTCTGCCCCAGCTTTGAGAATAATAAAACAATCTTACTTGTAACAAATCCTATTACATTGCAACAGATCAATGGACCTAGAGGTCTAACAGGATATAAGTTGGAACCTTGGTTAAAGACGACTAAAGATGATATGTTTATTATTGATATGGATAATGTATTAACTATGAGTGAGTCTAAAGATATTGAAATGATTATGATGTATCAAGCATGGATAAGAGAATCTGCTGAGGACTTCCCTAAAGATCCTACTGGTACTAGAAAAAAAATTAATAGAAAGATGGGTTATATTGCCAATGTTAACGATACTAAAGAGATATTAGAAAAGCTCTTTGAAGATTCCCCTTAAACCCTTACAAAGGTTATTGTACATGGGTACGAATACCTTGTCAAGTTGTTTAAACAATCCATAGGTGCTATAATTAATTCAACACAAAGGAAAGTCGTATGGCTGGTGTAACAAAAAGAAAAAGATCAGTTCATTATGTAAACAATAAAGAGTTTCTTGCTGCTTTAATTGCATACAAGAAGGATGTTGCTGAAGCAGAAGAACTAGGTAAAGATAAGCCTAGAATTACAAATTATCTTGGTGAGTGTTTTTTAAAGATTGCTACTCATTTATCGTTTAAACCAAACTTCGTTAATTACATCTTTAAGGATGATATGATCTCTGATGGAATCGAAAATTGCGTTCAATATATACATAATTTTAATCCTGAGAAATCCCAGAATCCTTTTGCTTACTTTACGCAGATTATACATTATGCGTTCCTTAGAAGGATTCAAAAAGAGAAAAAGCAATTAGAGATCAAGAATAAAATCCTTGAGAAGACTGGATATGAAGAAGTTTTTTATGATGATAGTTTAAGTGACGGTGGTAACTATTCTGACTATAATAGTATTAAAGATCAAATTCATTCTAAATCTAGATCATAATGATATTAAAACAAGAAGTAATTGAAAAGATTCAATTAGCTATGTTACACACCAAAAAGAATGGTGATATGAACTGGTTAGATGGTGATGAGATTGATGTTTGTCTTGCTGGTACATTTGCAGGAGACAAATTCATCACTATAATAAACAGAACACGCAGCAACACGACTAAAAAATGAGGTTTAAAGCACTCGTACATGTCAGACTCAGAGGGTCTGTATCGGATGCTGCTGGTAATGCAGTGATGAATAATGTTAAAAGAATTGCTCCTAATCTTGAACCACATCTATTGAGGATAGGTAAAGCAATAGACTTCTGGTTTGATGCTGAGAGCGAAGAGATAGCACGAGAAGAGATGGACCTATTATCTGATAGGATGCTCTCCAACACCGTCATAGAGGACTGGGAGTATCACTTAGAAGAGACAGAAGAAACAGGTATAGGAGATATATCAAATGATAATGCAGGTACATCTAAACACCATATCTTTGATGAATAATGAAAGTAGCAATTATAACTGATCAGCATTTTGGTGCTCGTAAGAACTCCAAGTTATTCCATGACTATTTTTTAAAGTTCTATAATGATATATTCTTCCCTACCATAGAGGAGCGTGGGATTGATACTATTATTGATATGGGAGATACCTTTGATAACAGGAAGGGGATAGATTTTGCTGCTTTAAAATGGGCAAAGGAGAATTATTATGACAGACTTACATCCTATACTATCCATACTATTGTTGGTAACCATACGGCTTATTATAAGAATACCAACGAAGTAAATGCTATAGATTTATTACTTAAAGAGTACCCTAATATAACTTGTTATTCAGAAACAACTGAAGCAAAGTTTGATAAGTTAAAAGTTTTATTTGTCCCTTGGATGAATAGTGAGAATGAAAAAAAGACATTGACCAAGATTGCTAAATCAAAAGCAAAGATGGTTATGGGTCATTTAGAACTTAATGGTTTTACTGCTACTCGTGGGCATGTAATGATGGATGGTTATGACACTGATATGTTTGATAAATTTGCAAAAGTATTTTCTGGTCATTACCATACTAGATCTAATAATGGTAAAGTTTATTACTTAGGTAATCCATATGAAATGTTTGCTAATGATACTGGAGATGATAGAGGATTCCATATCTTTGATACAGATACTTTAGAGACTGAAGAGATACGCAACCCCTATAGACTATTTCATACAATCTATTATAATGATGATGATCACCAAACATTTGATGCTAGACAATTTAAGGATAAGATAGTAAAATTATTAGTAAAGCAGAAGTCTTCACCTAAGAAGTTTGATCAATTTGTAGATAAGTTATATGCTGCTGATGTTGCTGAACTTAAAGTTGTTGAAAACTTCCAAGAGGAAATAGATCATGACAACATTGAGATAGAATCTGAAGACACAATATCCTTACTCAATAAGTATATTGTAGAATCTGATGCTGAGATCAATAAGTCTCAAATCCAGAGTTTGGTTCAACAGATCTATAGAGAGGCATGTGAATTAGTCTGATGTACATTCTTACTTTAGAAGGTCGTGAGGACCAAGGAGCATACTCCGTCACAAATGATGAAGGTAGACAGGTTCTCTATCTTTTTGAAGAGGAGGATGATTGTGATCGGTTTGCTATGATGTTAGAGGAGAAGGAAGAACACCCAGAATTAAACGTCTTAGAGGTTGATGACAATCTAATCGTCAAGACTTGCCAACTGCATGGTTATGAATATGCAGTCATTACTAAAAATGATCTTGTGATACCACCTGAAGATGATAACATTTAAATCTATTAAGTATAAAAACTTTCTTAGTACAGGTAATCAATTCACCGAAATTAATTTTAATGGATCGGCGTTTAATACTTTAATTGTTGGTAATAACGGTGCTGGTAAATCTACATTATTAGATGCTTTAACATTTTCTTTGTTTGGTAAATCATATAGAGGTGTTACTAAGAGTCTACTTATAAATTCACAGAATGAAAAGGATACGGTAGTAGAAATAAATTTTATTATTGGTACAGTTAAATGGAAGATTATAAGAGGTATTAAACCTAACAAGTTTGAGATTTATAAAAATGATAAAATCTTAAATCAAGATGCTCATGCAAATACGCAGCAGACTTGGTTAGAGAAGGTAGTTCTTAAGATGAATTACAAGTCATTTACACAGATAGTTATTTTAGGTAGTAGCAATTTTGTTCCATTCATGCAATTGAATGCTCCTAATAGGAGAGAAGTCATTGAAGATATATTAGATATTAAAATATTCTCTTCAATGAATAGTGTTCTTAAGGAGAAGCTTAAAGTTATAAGAGATGCTATAAAAGAGTTAGAATATAAAAAGATGACTCTTGAAGAGAAGTATGAGATGCAGCAATCTTTTATAGATGAGATTGAAGCACTGGGTAAGAAGGATATTAATAATAAGAAGAAGAGTATTAAGGAGTTGATTAAAGAGCAAGATAAGTTATTAGAAGAAGAGAAAGAACTTGAAGAGTTATTAATTAATAAGAATAAAGAGGTTGTAGAATACTCAGGATCTAAAGCAAAACTTAAGAAGTTAGGAAACCTTAAAGGTAAATTAGGTCAGAAAGTAGCAACGATTACTAAAGAGCATAAGTTCTTCACAGGCAATACGGTTTGTCCTACGTGTACCCAAGATATTGAAGAGACCTTTAGAATAAATAAAATTACGGACTCCCAAAATAAAGCAAAAGAGTTGCAATCAGGTTATAAGGAACTTGAAGAAGCAATTAAAGAGGAAGAGATGAGGGAGTCCACCTTCATTACTTTATCAGAAGAGGTTACTAATCTAACGCATGGCATTTCTCAAGTTAATACAAAGGTCTCTGGCTACCAAAGACAAGTCCGAGATCTTGAACAGGAAATTCAAATTATTACCACTCAACTTGAAGATAGAAATATTGAACATGAGAAGCTAACAGATTTTAAACAACAATTTGAACTTGCTTGCGTTAGTGCAGAATCCAAGAAAGATGATATAATAAAATACAACTTCATATCAGATCTCCTGAAGGATGGTGGTGTTAAGACCAAAATTATCAGGAAGTATCTTCCTCTGATTAATCAGCAGGTTAATAGATACCTTCAGATGATGGAGTTTTATATTAATTTCTCATTAGATGAAGAATTTAATGAGTCTATTAAATCTCCCATTCAGGAGGATTTTTCTTATGCTTCTTTTTCGGAAGGTGAGAAGATGAGAATTGACTTGGCACTCTTGTTTACTTGGCGAGAAGTTGCTAAGATAAAAAATTCACTTAATTGTAATTTGATTATCTTTGATGAGACTTTTGATTCTTCCTTAGATGGATTTGGAACAGAAGAATTTTTGAAGATAATTAGATACGTTGTTAAGGATGCTAATGTCTTTGTGATCTCTCATAAGGAGGGTTTACAAGATAAATTCACCAACGTAATTAGATTTGAAAAAATTAAAGGATTCAGCAGGATGACATCATGACAAAATCATTAGTAACTGGAGGTGCAGGATTTATAGGATCAAACCTCGTAGATAAATTACTCGCAGAGGGACACGAGGTAGTTGTAATTGACAATGAGTATTCAGATGCTCATGATCATTTCTACTGGAATGATAAAACAGAGAACCATAAGTTTGATATCTGTGACTATGAGAATACACGTCCATTATATGATGGTGTAGATTATGTATTTCATATTGCAGCAGAAGCAAGAATTCAACCAGCAATAGAGAACCCGATTAGAGCAGTTCA